CGTATCTGCCTTTTTTAGCATCTAATAATATTAAACTAGCTGGACTATCATCTGTTTCATAAAAGACTCCCCATGTTGTAATAGCTGAATAGTCGGCGTTTTCTTTTTTAGAGAAAGCTGTATCGTAAGATTGTATCACATGCTTCAATGCAGGTATCCAATCCTTCTCCCAGATCTGCCACCATTCTCTTTTAAGAATAGCTCCTTCTTCTGAAGTTGGGTTCTGCATATACTGTGCATTCCATTTTTGTAAACTCACTGATGCCTTAACACCTTCTAATTCGTCTAGCTTCCAATACTCTGGCCATAGTGGTTTGTTGCTTGGAAGTATGGCTGGAAACTCTACTACATCCCATTGGTCAGCTTTAGGTTCTCGCTGCGCGCCAAGTAATCTTCCTGTAAGATCCTTTGTGTTCCATCTTGTCATAACTAAAATAATTGCTCCACCAGGTTGTAATCTTTGACGAGGACCTGAGGTGTACCATTCGTAAGCTCGATCCATTGCTTCTTTGTTCATAGCGTCTTGCTCTGAATGCGGGTCATCTATAATAAGTAGATCTGCACCCCGTCCCGTAATTGCTGAACCGACACCGGCTGCGTAATACTCGCCGCCACCTTGTGTCTCCCATTTACCTGCGGCTTGTGAATCTTCTCTGAGTCTAGTTTTAAATACGGATTGATATTCTTCTGAATCGATTAGTGCTTTTGCTTTACGCCCGAATCTAACGGATAGCTCTGTGGTATTGGTTGACTGGATTATTTTTAACTTGGGATTTCTACCTACCATCCAAGCGGGCAGCAGGAAGCTAGCGAACTCAGACTTTGTATGTCTGGGTGGCATGTTGATTATCAATCTTTTTAATTTGCCTTCAGCCAGCTGATTAAATTTTTCAGCAACTATCTTGTGATGTGATCCTTCAATAAATTCAGGCCACATGTGTTTTACAAAAGACATGAAGTCAGAATGTATTTTGTTTTCTTTTTTCTTCTCTTCGTACTGTAAGAAAGTTTTCATGAAGTCCTTACGGACATCAGGAGGTAATTTTTTTATTTTATCTATATCAATTTTCATTTCGAAATATTTTTCTGCAAAATTTTTAAGGTTTAACTTTGGAACCTAATAAGTATTTATCAGCTAAGTTTATACAAAACAAGCCATAAAGGGTATACCTGTGGGACCCCTTATATACTCTATACTAATTAAACATATACTATCTATACTAATTTAAGATTGGCTTGGTACCTCTATGGATGGAGCGGGAGCGAAGCGACCGCGAAGCGCGGCGCCCGTTAGGGCGCCTCGTTGTATGGTTGTTAGTCTAGTAATGTCATGTATGCTTTGATGTTATGCTTTTGGAACCACGTAATGCCCTTACGTACTATGTCCCACGTTGGGTCATCTCCATTGTTTGGGTCAGCTGTTTCGTTAGCTTTCATAACAGCTTTCCACATTGCATATTCTTCAGCTGTCAACATCTCTGATTGTTTACTGAATGGGTTAGTTGCTTTGTGTATTCTTTGTGTCATATATATGTGTCCTTTCTATATCCCTTATAATCCTATTCTGTAGATGTGTCAACTCTCTCTTTTATTTCTGTATGTGTATGATAATAACCACCATAACGACTTTCATTTGTGACTTTCTTAGGGTCCTCGATTGGTGTTTCAAGTGGCTCGTTCCTCGGTGCAATAGCAATACATCGTGGCGCATACTTATGAAAGAAATCATTCCAACAACCTTGACTACAAAAATATTGCCAACCATTATCTCTATTCCATTGCGTTGTTTTTACTTTCTTAGTTCTTAGGACCTTGCTACCTTTACTTCCTCGAACTCGGTCCTGTGTATGTGACTTATGACACTTCGGTCCGTGACACCATTTATAATCGCTCATGTGTACAATGTCAGTATTACAACTGCCCCTATTATTGCCACCATAATTTCTATTCCCTCCATTATATTCTGACCTTTGCCTCTCCGACAGCCATTCTCCAACCGTCTGCGTCTAAATCCCAATAGACTAAACAAGGTGTTTTATCTTTTGATGTAAAAGATTTGCCTTTCGTTCCGTCTGGTTTATCATACTGTCCTTTCCTCGTTATAAAAGCTTTATGCTTTTTGGCGAAGTAAGTTATAAAAAATGTTCCTGTGTTTTGCATTATGTCCTTTCTGTTGTTATAGGACTATCCTATTACAGATAGCCCTATATGTCAAATGTTAATTTACTGATTGTTTTTGATACTCCATTCTAGCTTTGATTTTATCTTCTCTAGTCTGATTTTTATTCTTCATACCTTTAATCATATTCGCTAGATTTGTAGGGTTATAAATTGTCAAGCCTGTTGAATTAGTTCTGATAAGTTCTGCCTCATCAACTTTTATTCCTAGTTCACTTGCCAACTCAATACCCTCGCTTAAATATCTATATGCTTTCAATCCGATTTTTAATTGGTCGCATTGTTTCATTATAGAGTTTATCCAAGTTTGATGAGTGCTTACAACTTTAGCTTTAGCCATTCGCCAATGCTCAAATACCTCGTACTCATCTTTAGTACAAGCTATGGCACGACTTCTACAATAAGAAGTTCCAATGACATCAGCATAAAAACTATCGTTGAAGTCTTTAGTCATTCCAATTCCGTCATCATTACTTCCATTTTTGCCGAGTGCTTTATTACACATATCCACGTGCTTTGTTTTATGTGGGTTGCTATCTTTGCCAGATTGTTGCGCTATGATATCTGGGTTACACCCTTTCGCTTTTAGTTCTTCTCTAAAATATGCGTGTGCAAAGTGTTCAGTATCTTCTTGACCACTATACTCGTTGCCATTTAGATTGCCAAACAAACCAAAATCAAAATGCGATTTAGTTTCTTTGCTTTCGCCCTCATCATCTACATCTTCGTTATGTGCAAAGTAAAAGCATTTATCTTTTGCTACTACATCACAGGGGTCACCATATTTTTTCTTAAAGACACGCAACGTGGCTACATCTTCTTTTGGATATGATGTTTCAACAACTGCTTTTGCTAATTTAAATGTTTCTTCCTGTGCTACATTAAAATTTTCTCTAGCTTGTAGAAATGCCTGTTGCTCTTGCGTTTCTTCTTTTTCAAATACATCTTTAATTCTATTATAGAATTTGTTTCTGTATTCGGTGTTCATTCTTATTTTTGCTGACATATAACCTTTCTTTGTTTGTTTATAATATTTATAGGTTTATCCTATTGACATTTAATTGTCAATGCTTATATTGAGTTAGGTATTAGGCAATTTGTAAGACGATACCAGATGCATTTGGGTTGCCTAGTCCTTTCGGGTTTTGCTGGTGTTAATAGCACCAGCTTGAGCCCAGAATACAGAGATGAGACTGAGGGTATAAACCTCTATAAGTGTGGTGCGACTTAGGATAATGGACCTGTCCTCAAACCAGTGGTAGCCTAAAGTCCTGGACCCATCCTAGCTTCTGTATTCTGGGGTCAAGAAATGCGCAGCCGGCGCGCTTGGCCACTTTAGAATAATTCTAAGGTACAAGCTTCAAGCCCCAAGCTTCAAGCAACAAGCAGCTTGACATGAAGGAGATTATAGGATAAGTTTATTTATATCCCGTTTGGTGGTATCCGGATAAAAAAACTCAAACCACCATAACAACAACCGAAAGGACATATGAAAGTAAAAATAAATATTGAGTGGAGAAAAAAAGAAGAGCCGGGTTTAGATCCAGAATTTCTGGTGAGAACAGCTCTCAAATCTGCTGGTTACCATGTTGGCCACGTTGAGATCCAGGGCGTCTGGGACGAAGACAAACCAAAATTTGCTCATGGGCCCTGGGATGCGACGCGGCTTCCACACGAAGAGATTGCTAAGTGAAGAGAATTAAACACAACGATTTGCTGCCATGGTTCACGATGGACCATGGCCAGCTGCCGGCTTCATACTTGAAGAGCACAAAGAAATTTTTTAATAAGTTACAAGCTTCAAGCGGCAAGCGTCAAGCTTTCGCCACAATTGAAAAGTATAATAAGAAATAGAAAGGTATAATATGAAAACAAGTGAAGCTCTAAAATTAGTCGGAGGCCTGAGCAAGCCTTCAAAGATGCCTGGCTGGGCGTATGGTATACCGGCCAAAGAATGCAAGACAGGCTCTAAGCTGGTGAAGGTGGCAGGCAGCACGTGCGAGGGCTGTTACGCTCTCAAAGGTTGTTATGTGTTCAAGGTGGTTCAGGATGCACAATACAGGAGACTGGCAAGCCTTCAGTCACCGCTATGGGTTGGAGCTATGGCCCTCCTGATCAACAGCAAGAAGTCAAAAGTATTTAGATGGCATGATTCCGGCGACGT